ATTAAAAACTCTTACTCTCATTAAAACGCCCCCTCTAACTCTCTTAATTGCTCAAGCACTTGATTAGGTGAGCCGTAAGCGGTAAGGCTAACGCCCGCCCGCTCATAGCCTTTAATTATCCGCTTAACTTGAGCCTCACTTAATAAAGCCTCCGCCCATACCTTGCCACTTTCATCAGCCAATAGAGTGGTGGTCTTAATTACCTTAGCCATTAGTAAGAGCTCCCCTCATCTATGTGCCTAGCGTGGCCTAAGAAGTGGCTAGCTAACTCTAAGTGATTACCGCTAAAGTTATTGATAAAGCTATCTAAATCATATGTGCTTAGTAAGTAAGCGATAAGCTCTTTAGAGTAGCCCATATCTTTTAAGCAAGCTTTAATAAACTTTACTTTATCGCTAAAGCTAAGCTCTCTAGTGAAAGCTTTATACTCTATTTTCTCATTAACTAATCTCATTAGTTGCCCCCGTTCATTAAAGATTTAATACCGCGTAGCCTTGCCTCAATAGACCAGCACTTACCGCAGAGAGCTACAGAATAAACACTTATATTGCCCTCATTAAATACGTCAAAATTAGCATTACAATTATCGCAATTTTTTAACATAATTAACTCCTATCGTCTAGTAATTAGAGCTATCTGCTCCAATAGGATTAAGATACTACGGGTATCTACCCTATTACAATCTATTCCATATAGTGAGATGAGCTGGTGTCTGAGAGTTAGCTGAGAGAGATTTACCAGCTAAAGATTTTAGGGGATAAATCGGACATATTGGTTAGCTAAGTATTAGGGCTGGCAATAGCTGGCAATAGTTGGTGAGAGCTGGCAAGGATTAAAGCTGGCAGATTAAAACAGTTTATTAAATTGAGCAGGGCTGAGAGTGTGCCTGAGCGGTAGCAAGCCCTCCAATTCTTTCCAATACTAAGCAGAGCGGTCAGGGGGGCAGGGGTCTGCCTAGCCTGTGGATAACCAACCCCACGCTTTAAGTTTTACGGCTGATATATACTGTACTCCCCAAATAAATATATTTCCTAAAGTGTAATCAGCTAGTCCGTAATGTCCGTTTTGATATACTTTGTTTGTGAGGTGTACCACATTTATAAAGATTTATTGTGAGAAAACGGGAAATCACCTATTTTTCTCGGCTTATATATAGTAGGGGAGTAAAACGGGGTGTGATGAGTTTTACGACCAACATCGCTACGGCAAAGCCTACGCGATGCCCCCTAAGGGCGAGCGAGGCTTTACCCCTCACTTCGCTGTAGCTCGTTCGGGAGCGTAACGTTAAGTGAAGCGAACCGAACAGCACACACACACTTCGCGGCAGGTGTAATAGATTGATCGCTCCACTATCAATTTTCCTCCCCACTATGTAAAGTTATCTCGTGGAGTTATCCACAGGTACATCCACAGGAGGATTAATGGCTGAGAACTCAGCAGACATCGCAAAGAGAATTATTCTCAATTGCGTAGCAGAAGCATTTACAATTGAGCAGGCTTGTGCCTCCGCAGGTAAATCTATGAAGACCTACGAGTACTATCGTAGAACTGATAAAGTCTTCGCAGATAAGATAGACAGAACTAGGCTAGGTCTTAAGGACAAGCAGTTCGCATCAGGAGATGCTCACGATCTATCCTTTGCAGATTTCAGACAACGCTTCTTACATAATCAAACCTTTCCCCACCAACAAAATTTAGTAGATGTTATAGAAGGACAAGAACCTTCCTGGTTACATCCATCTATGAAGTACGAAAAGGGTATAGCTAATAATCGTATCCTTATTAACATCCCACCAAACCACGCCAAGTCAATCACCATCACAGTTGATTATGTAACCTGGCAAGTTTGTAAGAACCCTAACTTTAGAATCCTCATAGTCTCCCAAACCCAGCGCTTAGCAGCAGACTTTCTCTACGCTATTAAGCAACGTTTAACACATCCAATGTATGAAGAATTACAGACTGCCTACGCTGCTGGGGTTGGGTTCAAATCTAAGTCAGCCTCCTGGCAAGCAACTCGTGTTACCTTCGGTGATGAGTTGCGTGAATCCAGCGAAAAGGATCCCAACATAGAAGCAGTTGGTATCGGTGGTCAGATCTACGGTAAACGTGCAGATATGATTATCGTTGACGATGCTGTGACCCTATCAAATGCTAATGACTTTGAACGACAGATCAAATGGCTTACCCAAGATGTTAGATCTCGTCTTAACCCAACAGGTAAACTTATTATTATCGGAACTCGCGTAGCTTCAGTTGACCTATATAAAGAACTACGCAACCCAGATAGATACCCTGGTGGATTAGTTCCTTGGACCTACTTGGCTATGCCAGCACTCTTAGCCGCAGATGAATCCCCTGAGAAGTGGGAGACTTTATGGCCTGCCTCAGATCAACCCTTTGATGGACAAGCAGAATCGGATAAGAACGAAGATGGCTTATACCCAAGATGGAACGGGCGCAATCTTTTCAATGAACGACAAAGTATGGACGCTTCAACTTGGGCGCTCATTTACCAGCAACAAGACATCTCTGATGATGCAGTTTTTGATCCTGTGTGCGTTCGCGGCTCTATTGATGGTATGCGTAAGAGTGGTCGCCTTACCCCAGGTCATCCTGGTCACCCAAAAGATTTAAACGGCTTTTCTATAATCTGCGGTCTAGACCCAGCTATGGTTGGAGATACTGCAGCTATCTGCTATGCGATAGATCGCATTAACCATAAGCGTTATATAGTAGATGCTATAAAGATTACTAGACCTACCCCAGCACAAATCAGAGACTTAATATTTAACTGGACCTCTATCTACGGTCCTAGTGAATGGATTGTAGAGCGAAATGCTTTCCAGTCTTTCTTAACCCAAGATGAGGGTATTAGATCACACCTTGCAACTCGTGGTGTTATATTACGAGAGCATCACACTGGTAATAACAAATGGGATGCAGGCTTCGGTGTAGCTTCTATGTCCACCTTATTTGGAACTAAACAGCACGATGGTAAACACCATAGAGATAATCTAATGCACCTTCCAAGTGATCAAACTGAAAATGTTAAATCATTAATAGAACAGTTAATTACTTGGTCACCTACTACCAAAGGCAAGACCGATATGGTTATGGCTTTATGGTTCTGTGAGATCCGAGCAAGAGAAATGCTTAATCAAGGTATACACGCTAAGCATCATATGAGTAACCCATTCCTATCAAGTGCAGAAAAGCGCAAGCGAATGGTTATTAACATAGATGAGATGCTTAATGAAAAACAACGTACCTTTATTTAAGGAGAACAATTGTTAACAGTTAAAGAGGTCTACGCAAAAGCGCAAAGGCTGCAGACTAAGTACGCTGCCCGCGATCAACGTATGCGAGATGTACTCTCAGTTCGTCAAGGTGATATCTCTAAGGTATATCCTTCTATGTTCTCAGAGGATTATCCAAAGCCACTAGTTGCAAACTTTATTGATGTAGCAGCAAGAGACCTAGCAGAAGCAATGGCACCTATGCCATCATTTAACTGCTCAGCTACTAATATGGTTTCAGATGCTCAGCGTAAATCTGCTGATATCAGAACTCGTATTGCTAACTACTATGTAGCCTCTTCAGATCTACCATTACAGATGTACTCAGGAGCTGACTGGTTTAACACCTACGGTATGTTACCTGCTCTAGTTGAGATGGATTATGAAGGTAACAATCCCCGCATCCGACTACTTAATCCTTTCGGAGTCTATCCAGAGATTGACCGTTTTGGTCGTACCACATCATTACTACAGGTTGTAGTTTCTGATGCTGAATCATTAGCAGCACAGTTCCCAGAGTTTGCAAGTCAGATTCTAAATGTTCGTAGCGTTTACCAATCAGCATCACCTTATCTATCAGTTATGCGCTACCACGATAAGGATCAAGACTTACTATTTATCCCAGAGCGTAACAATTTAATTTTATCTAACACACCAAATCCAATTGGTAAGTGTTTAGCAAGAGTCGCAGTTCGCTCATCATTAGATGGCGAAGCTCGCGGTCAGTTTGATGATGTACTATCAGTACAACTTGCTCGTGCAAGATTTGCTATCTTACAGATTCAAGCAGCAGAAAAATCTATCCAAGCACCTATTGCTATTCCACAAGATGTACAAGAGTTAGCACTTGGTCCAGATTCAATTATGCGTTCTGCTAACCCACAAGGTATTCGTAGAGTTCCACTAGAACTACCACCAGGAGTCTTTACAGAGTCTGGTGTATTAGAAAGAGAACTTCGTCTAGGTGCTAGATATCCTGAATCTCGTTCAGGTCAAATAGATGCTTCTATTATTACTGGTCGTGGAGTTCAAGCATTACAAGCAGGCTTTGATACACAGATCAAAGCAGCACAAGCACAGTTTGCTAAGTTGTTCCAAGATGTAATCGGTCTATGCTTTGAAGTAGATGAGAAGATCTTTGGATCTATGACTAAGTCTATTAAGGGAACCGATGACGGTACACCTTACACAATGAAGTACACACCATCTCGTGATATTAAAGGCGAGTATGGCGTAGATGTACGTTACGGAATTATGTCTGGAATGGATCCTAACCGAGCCATTATTGCATTACTACAAATGCGTTCAGATAAGTTAGTAAGCCGCGACTATGTTCGCAGAGAGATACCACTAGATCTAAATGTTACGCAAGAAGAACAGAGGGTTGACATTGAAGAGATGCGCGATTCTCTTAGGGTTGCTGTTGCTCAGTATGCACAAGCTATACCCGCACTTGCTTCCCAAGGTCAAGACCCAACTCAAATCATTTCTAGAATCGCAGAAGTAATCCAGGGTCGTCAAAAAGGACAGTCTTTAGAAGCAGTAATTGAAAAAGCATTTGCACCAGAACCAGTTGCTCCAGTAGAGCAACCAATGCCAATGGGTGGTGCAGCACAACTTCCAGTAGCAGGTGCGGCCCCCGCCCCTGCCTCGCAGCCAACTCAAGAACAACAAGTCGGTGCGGCCCCTGCTACTGGACAATCTCAACCAGATATAGGTCAACTACTCGCCGCCATTGGCGGAGCGTAAGGAGGTGGAAAATGAATAAGGGATCAAGAGCAGCAGCACCAACCGCAAAGCCAACTGAAGGCAAGAACAGGCCAGCAGGAAAAGAAGGCGGAAAAGTGTTCTTCGGATATGCAGCACCAGGCCGTAAAGGTAAGTCAGTAAAGAAGTAAATATTTTAGAAAGGAGCTGGGCGTTATGGATGATGATCTACAGCGCCCAGTTCGTTCATCTGATTTTTTAGTAGTAGTAACAGGATTCGCATTAAATTTAATTAGCGCATTTGAAGCGCTTGCAGAAGATCTGCACAATATGAGTATTTATAATTCGCAACAAAAAAGCCAAGAAGCAAAAGTCTGGCAACAGTTCGCACAAGATTTAGAAACTATTAAGGAGAACAAAGATGGCTAGAGGCCCATTAGCAGGAGCATCAGGTCCTGGTAAGTTCTCAAAGAGAACCGATATGGATTTAGGATCTACAGCATACGGTGAAGGACAAGAGACTGCTATGTTAAATACAGCAGCACCTAAGTCTAAGACTCGCGGTACTGCAGATAATGTTGGTGGAAGACCAGCAGACCCATTAGCTCAGATGGCTCCAGTAACTCCACTATTTGCTCCAACACAAAAACCAACAGAGCCTATTACTAGTGGTATTGCTATGGGAGAAGGTTCTGGTCCAGAAGCATTAATGATGCAATCACAATTTGCTAATAGAAAACTATCAGACATTTTAGTTGAAATGATCCCATACGACACAACTGGAGAAATACAGTACTTA